TGTCAACCAAGGCCGCGGCAACATGAGCTGGATGATCAGCCGAGAACGGCTGAAAACACTGGGCATCCATGCCAGTGAAACCAGCTGGGTGGGCACTGATTTTGACGCAGTTTTAGACAACAACAGCACACTGGATCACTTGTATCAGCAGGTCATGCATCTGGTGCAAGATCTCCCTGGCGCCACGGCAAGTCACTCCTAGACACAGCTTCCACACAGTTTTTGCAGATTGACTTGAGATTTTTCAAATTCACATTGTTTAAATCACCGTCAACATGATATACCAAGATCTGTGCTGAGTATCTGGCCTTGAAGCCGCAGCGATCACACTGCATTTTTTTCTTGTAGCCCGCAGACTCCCAGCGGGCCATTCTTTTCTTTATGCCACGACTTTTGCGCTGGCAAGTTTCGCATCTGGTGCGATAGTGCGTGATTCCCTCACGAATGTAGTTGACAGCACAAGGGCGCTGGTCACAGGCTTGACAAATGGGCCGCATAGGCATATTTAGTGACAGGACCTTTGCCAAAGGTTGCCCAACTCCATGGTTTTTGGCATTTGCCTATAAATATCTACAACTTGAAAAGGAACCCATTATGGCACTAGTATCTCCTGGCGTAGAAGTCACAGTAATTGACGAAAGTCAATACATTCCTTCAGCCGTCAACACAGTCCCTTATTTCTTGGTTGCCACAGCGCAAAACAAAGTCAGCAGTGATGGTATCACTGTGGCTGCTGGTACCCTGGCTGCCAATGCCAACAAAACCTATCTCATTACCAGTCAGCGTGATCTTGCTGCCACCTTTGGTGTACCGTTCTTCTACAACACCACCACTGGCACACCCATCAATGGTTATGAACTCAACGAATACGGCTTGCTGGCAGCATACAGTGCGTTGGGTGTGTCAAATCGCTGCTATGTTCAGCGTGCTGACATTGATTTGACCGAACTCACAGCCAGTTTGAGCCGTCCTGTGGGCCAGCCAGACAACAACACTTACTGGCTTGACACCGCGGCCAGCCTGTGGGGTATTCAGGAGTGGAATCAATCCACCAACACATTCACAGTCAAAACTCCAATCGTGCTCACTAGCTTGGACGATGTTGATGGAAGCTTTGTGCCAGAAACCAGCGTGGGCAGCATTGGCGACTATGCTATCGTGGCACTGGATCCAGCAACGGATTATACCATTGCTGGATACTACAAAAATACCAGCAATCAGTGGGTGTTGGTAGGCAGTGACAACTGGAAAACGTCTTGGCCTGCTGTGACAGGTAGCAATGCTCCGGCCAGTCTCACTGCTGGACAGCAACTCATACTCAACGACAGTGCAGTCACAGTGCCAGTCAGTCCCGATAACACCGTGGCAGGCCTGGCCGCTGCAATCAATCTTGCAGCAATCACCGGTGTCACAGCTGATGTCAGTGGCGGCGCCCTGCGACTGTTTGCTGACAGCACCGCCAGCAATGACGGATCAACTCTCAGCAACAACGGATTGATTGCAGTTGATGGAACCGCTGGTTTGCTGACAGCTTTGGGCATCACTACCGGCGAGTATGCAGCACCTGAATATTTGCCCAGCTACAGTTACGAAAGCCCACGTTGGAGAACCACTGATGTAGAAGGTGGCCGTCCCACTGGATCAGTATGGAACAATCTGAGCCCTGCCAACAATGGTATGAATATTTCAATCAAGAAGTACAATACCACTCTTGCTGCATTTGTGACACAAAACTGTGCTCTGTACGCAGATGACGCTGCTGCCAACTACTATTTGGACAACACCGGCGGCGGGAAAAATATCCCAGTTGGCACCACATATGCCACATGGAAAGCCAATTTTTCCACCACTACTCCTTTGGTGTGTATGGCATTTGAAATTTATGAGCGCACAGCATTGGGACAGACTGTGGTCACCGGTACCACAACCCCGTCACTGACTGGCAATCCTTTTACTCCAGGCAATACGTTTGGAATAGGTGCCACTGAAGCAGGTCAAGAAACATTTACCGCACCAGTCACTGTGACCATTGGTGGTACTGGTAAAGTCAGTGATTTCATTGCAGCAGTTTCGGCAGCCAATGTGGCCAATGTGTCAGCTTCGGTCAACACAGCAGGCAACATAGTGTTTACACACAGCCAAGGCGGCAGTATTGCACTGCAACCACTGTCAGGTACACCGTTGACCACAGCTGGTTTCACTGATGCTACAACTTATGTGCGACCCAGTGCGTTCACGGCCGGTCGATTGATCGCATCAAACTGGGTGATAACTCCAACATTTACCTACACACCCAGTGACGTGGCACCTGATCAAGATCCTGCTGACGGACGGCTGTGGTACTACAGCACTGTGAGTGATGTGGATATCATGATACAGGACAATGGCTCTTGGCAAGGCTATCAAAACGTCACCAATGATGTGCGTGGATACGACTTGACTTTGACCAATGCCACTGGCCCCATCATTGCTGCTTCGGCGCCGACCACGCAAAATGACACCGCAGAATCACCCTTGGTCTATGGCGATCTCTGGGTGGATACCAGCGATTTGGAAAATTATCCCAAATTGTATCGCTGGGAGGCCGTGAGTGGAGTTGATCAGTGGGTCGAAGTTGACACCAGCGACCAAGTCACAGAAAATGGTATCCTGTTTGCTGACGCTCGCTGGGCACCCAACGGTACTACAGATCCTGTGGCCGATGCGTTCCCCACTATTGAGAGCCTGCTGACCAGTGACTATCTGGATCTTGATGCTCCAGATCCTGCACTGTATCCACAGGGCATGCTGTTGTTCAACACACGCCGCAGCGGTTACAACGTCAAGCGTTTTGCCAGCAACTATCTGACCGAAGCCAACTTCCCAGATATTCCAAGCTGGGTCACACAGGCCTATCCCACCGTGACCAACACATGGATCACTGCCAGCGGCAACCGTGACAATGGTGCCATGTGGTCAGGTCGTTTGGCACAGCGCCAGCTGGTTGTGGCTGCATTAAAATCTGGTATTGACACCAGCATAGCAGCACGTGAAGAACAAAATCAGTTCAACATCATTGCTACACCAGCCTATCCTGAGCTGACACCCAACATGATTGCTCTCAGCAACGAGCGCAACAACACCTTGTTTGTAGTGGCCGACACACCCATGCGCCTTGGTTCAGACGGTAACAGCCTGGTTGAGTGGGCCACAAACAACAACGGTCAGGGTCTGCCCACCGAAGACGGCAACTCAAGCACCAGCAACTATGCTGCGGCATTCTATCCCAGCTGCCAAACCACTGATCTCAGTGGCAACACTGTGGTTCAACCACCCAGCCACATGATGGTTCGTACCATACTGCGCAGCGATGCTGCCAGCTATCCTTGGTTGGCACCAGCTGGCACCCGCCGTGGCGTGATTGACAACGCCAGCGCCATTGGTTATATTGACGCTGCAACTGGTGAATTCCAACAGATTGGTGTGAGCCAAAGCATCAGAGACATCTTGTATGAGCGCAATATCAATCCCATCACGTTCATTCCTGGAATTGGTATCACAAACTTTGGTAACAAGACCACAACCACTACAACCACTGCACTGGATCGTATCAACGTGGCACGACTGGTGGCATTCTTGCGCGGCAGATTGGAAGAAATTGGCAAACTGTACTTGTTTGAACCCAATGACGAAATCACACGCAACGAAATCACCAATACCTGCAACAGCTTGATGATTGACTTGATTGCCAAACGAGCAATTTATGACTATCTCGTGGTGTGTGACTTGAGTAACAATACTCCGGCCCGTATCGATCGTAACGAGTTGTGGGTGGACATTGCTATTGAACCAGTCAAGGCTGTGGAGTTTATCTACATTCCGCTGCGTATCAAGAACACTGGAGAAATCTCAGGAGCAGCCTAATTGAAAACTGGGGTCAAAAATTTGGCTCCAGAATTAGGTAAATAAACATATAGGAGATATCACATGCCAAGTGCATCACTAAACAAAATGACAGTCCCGTTGGGCAGCGGCCAAAGCAGCCCAACACAGGGTCTGTTGATGCCAAAACTAAAGTATCGCTTTAGAGTGTTCTTTGAGAATTTTGGAGTGTCAACCCCCACAACAGAATTGACCAAACAAGTGGTCAGTATTGGTCGTCCCAATCCAACATTTGAAGAAATTTCAATTCCGGTCTACAACTCCACTGTGAAACTGGCTGGCAAGCCCAGCTGGGCAGACATCACTTGTTCGCTGCGCGACGATGCAACCGGTGCAGTGAGCAAACTGGTGGGCGAACAATTGCAGAAACAATTTGACTTCTTGGAAATGGCTTCGGCCAGCTCGGGCATTGACTACAAGTTTTTGACCAAGGTCGAAGTGCTGGACGGCGGCAACGGTGCCGCTGCTCCTGTGGTGCTGGAAACTTGGGAACTGTATGGTTGCTACATCAAAGGAGCCAACTACGGTGACTTGAACTATGGCAGCAATGAAGCTGCCACAATTGAATTGTCAATTGCTTATGAGAATGCCAACCAAGCTCCGGGCGGATCTGGAGTGGGTACTGAAATTGGTAGAACTCTGGGGTCTGTGATCACTGGTGCTGGTGCTGGCCGTTAACAGGCGGTAGCCAATGCCAACATTTGGTCAAAATTTTCTCAAAGACGCCGCTCAAGGCTTTTTTGGTTCGTCTTATTTGCGTGATTACCGACACGCAAATAAGACCTTTACTGCCAATAGCTTTGAGCTCAAACCGCGTTACAAATTTCTCTTTCATGTCAGTTTCACACTGAACTACAAAGAAATCCCTGCTCTGCAATCGGCCATGGGCATGGACGATATCAAAAACATCAGCCTCTTGGTCAAGACCATTGATTTGCCCAAGTACACCATAGCCACAGAAACACTGAATCAGTACAATCGCAAACGCATTGTGCAGACCAAAATCAATTACGATCCCATCAACATCACGTTTCACGACGACTACGGTGACCTGGCTCGAACCATGTGGTACAACTACTACAGTTACTACTACAAAGATCCCAATCAGAGATATCTTGAACCCAACAACACCAATGGCAGCATTGGTGAGAGCAGCAATCGACAGGCCGGCTTTGGCTACAATGACCGTGACATCTATGATGACCAACGCATTGGCAATGTCAACGACTGGGGTTACATCGGTGAATCTTTTGTGGACACCAACACTGGCTTCACTGGCAAACCACCTTTCTTTAGAGACATACGTATCTATGGCATGGATCAGCGCAAGTTTGCAGAATATGTGTTGATCAATCCCATCATCACAAATTTCAATCATGACCAGTACTCATATGCCGAAGGTGGCGGCACCATGCAGAACAGCATGACCATTGCCTACGAAACTGTGAAGTATTACAGTGGTGCGATCGGTAGCCAGAGACCCGATGTCAACGTGCAAGGCTTTGCTGATCCTGCGCACTATGACACCGAACTCAG